TAGTAGAATAGTAGGAAAGTGTATGATGGGCTCAACTTCTAACGCCCTTGACAAAGGAGGAGACAACTTTAAAAAACTATACAATGCTTCAGACGTTACAGCACGAAATCGTAATGGACAAACAAAATCTGGCTTATATTCTCTTTTTATCCCAATGGAGTGGAACTACGAGGGATTTATTGATGAATACGGATATCCAGTTTTCGATAGTCCAGATCATGATGTACTCGGACCAGATGGTGAATTAATTGACATAGGCATAATAGAACATTGGGAAAATGAAGCAGAAGGATTAAAGTCTGATCAAGATGGGTTGAACGAGTTTTATAGACAATTCCCAAGAACAACAGAGCACGCGTTTAGAGACGAGGCTAAAAACTCTTTATTTAATCTAATTAAGATATACGAGCAAATAGATTATAACGAAGGAATAGGAAATTCAGCAGTGTTATCAGTTGGGAACTTTCAATGGGTTAACGGAATAAAAGACACGCAAGTTATATTTTATCCGGATCCAAAAGGAAGATTCAAAGTTAGTTGGTTTCCACCAAATCACATGCAGAATAAGATTATTCAGAAGAATGGAGTGAAGTATCCTGCAAACGAACACATGGGAGCTTTTGGTTGTGATAGTTACGATATATCAGGAACAGTAGATGGAAAAGGATCCAATGGAGCTTTGCATGGATTAACAAAGTTTTCAATGGAAGACTGTCCTCCTAACCATATGTTCTTAGAATATGTAGCTAGACCACAGACAGCTGAAATATTCTTTGAAGATGTGTTAATGGCTTTAGTATTCTATGGAATGCCATTATTATGTGAGAACAATAAACCTAGATTATTATATCATTTAAGAAGAAGAGGTTATAGAGGATACTCAATGAATAGACCAGATAAACTTTGGAATAAACTGTCTGTAACAGAAAAAGAAATTGGAGGTATACCAAACTCCAGTGAAGACATTAAGCAAGCCCACGCGGCTGCTATTGAGATGTACATACAAAATCACGTTGGTCATTTAGGTGATGGAAATTATGGAAACATATATTTCAATGAAACACTGAACGATTGGAGTAGATTTGATATAACAAAAAGAACTAAGTTTGACGCGTCTATAAGTTCTGGATTAGCTATTATGGCTTGTAACAGACATTTGTATAGACCAAATGCTAAGATAGAGAAACAAAAATTAAACATAAATATTGCGAAGTATACTAATACTGGAAACGCATCTAAAATAATAAAATAAAATATGGCAGAGTCTGTTATACATAATTATTTTCCTAGTCAAGTTGTAAGTGATGCTGAAAAGCTAAGTTACGACTATGGATTAAAAGTAGCTCAAGCTATTGAGTCTGAGTGGTTTCATAAAGACCGTGGTTATACTAGATACACTACAAATCAAAATAACTTTCACAATTTAAGATTATACGCTAGTGGAAGTCAATCAATTCAAAAATATAAAGACGAGTTATCTATAAATGGTGATTTAAGTTATTTAAATTTAGATTGGACTCCAGTTCCAATTATACCTAAATTTGTGGATATCGTCGTCAATGGTATAGCTGAAAGAATGTACGATGTAAAAGCATATTCTCAGGACCCATATGGAGTTGAAAAGAGAACTAAGTATATGGAGGGCATTATGAGCGATATGGAGTTAAAAGATTTTAACGACTTGGTAGAAAGAGAACTTGGCGTAAATACACGTGAAACAGATCAAGATGAGCTACCTGAGAGTTTAGAAGAACTAGGCATACACATGCAACTTAATTACAAGCAATCCGTGGAGCTAGCGGAAGAACAAGCGTTGAGAACTTTGATGGAAGGAAATCGCTATGAGTTAATAAAGAAAAGATTTTATAGAGATTTAACAGTGTTAGGTATTGGAGCTGTAAAAACAGGTTTTAACACTTCTGAAGGAGTGACTATAGATTATGTAGATCCTGCTGACTTAGTATATTCGTATTCAGAATCTCCTTACTTTGAAGATGTGTATTATATTGGAGAGGTTAAAACGATACCTGTAAACGAATTGGCTAAACAATTTCCACATTTAACCCAAGAGGATTTAGAGGATATTATGAAAAATAAATCAGTTCACTCTAACAACTACCATGGGCACTCTACGTCTAGAGAAATAGACAATAATCAAGTACAAGTTTTATACTTCAACTACAAAAGTTACATGAATGAGGTTTATAAAATGAAAGAAACTGGATCTGGAGCTTATAAAGCTATTGAAAAAGATGATACATTTAATCCTCCTGCAGACAAAGAAGGAGGATATGAAAGACTACAAAGATCTGTAGAGTGTTTATACGAAGGAGTTAAGATTCTTGGTACTGAAAAGTTACTTAAATGGGAAATGGCCAAAAATATGGCGCGTCCTAAAAGTGATTTTACAAAAGTTAAAATGAACTATTCTATGGTGGCGCCTAGAATGTATAAAGGTAAAATTGATTCATTAGTAAAACGTATAACAGGTTTTGCTGACATGATTCAACTTACGCACTTGAAATTACAACAAGTAATGTCTAGAATGGTTCCAGATGGAGTTTATTTAGACGCTGATGGTTTAGCTGAGGTTGATTTAGGTAACGGAACAAATTACAATCCACAAGAAGCATTAAATATGTTCTTTCAAACTGGATCTGTAATTGGTAGAAGTTTTACAAGTGAGGGTGATATGAATCCTGGCAAAGTACCTATTCAAGAAATAACAAGCGGAAGTGGTGGTAATAAAATGCAAGCTTTAATTGGCACGTATAACTATTATTTACAAATGATTAGAGACGTAACCGGATTAAACGAAGCTAGAGATGGTTCTACGCCAGATAAAAATGCGTTAGTAGGAATACAAAAAATAGCAGCAGCAAATTCTAATACAGCAACTAGACATATATTAAACGCAGGACTGTTCTTAACGGCAGAAGTAGCTGAATGTTTATCTTTAAGAATATCTGATATTATCGAATATTCTCCTACAAAAGATGCTTTTATCCAACAAATTGGCGGGTATAATGTGGCAACATTAGAAGAAATAGCAGAATTACATTTATATGATTTTGGTATATTTATAGAGTTAGCTCCTGATGAGGAAGAGAAAGCACTTTTAGAAAATAATATACAAGTAGCGTTACAACAACAGAACATAGAGTTAGAAGACGCTATTGATCTTAGGGAGATTAAAAATATTAAGGTAGCGAACCAACTCTTGAAAATAAGAAGACAAAAGAAACAAGAAAGAGATAGACAACTACAATTAGAGAACATTAAAGCACAATCAGAATCTAATACTCAAGCAGCTCAAAACGCCGCTCAAATAGAAATGCAAAAAGATCAATCTTTAACACAGTCTAAAATGCAATTGGAACAGACAAAATTCCAATTTGATTCTCAAAAAATGATGCAAGAAGTAGAGGCTAAAAAACAGTTAATGGAACTAGAGTTCCAATACAACATGCAGTTAAAACAAATCGAAACTGACGGACTAAAAAATAGAGAAAAATCAAAAGAAGATCGTAAAGACGAAAGAACAAAAATACAAGCCACTCAACAATCAGAACTTATAGACCAAAGAAAAAGTGGGAAACCACCTAAAAAGTTTGAATCTGCAGGTAATGATATAGTAGGTGGTGGATTTGATTTGGGAGCATTTGAACCCAAATAAGTAAATTATTAATTATTATTATATTATATTATGGCAAAAAAGAAAAAAGAAGAAGCAATCGAAGAGATCGCTCAAGAACAAGTTGACACTAAGGTAGAGGAAAAGAAACCTGAAGTTGATTTAAGTAAATTCAAAAGTAAAGATGACGATAGTGTTGTCAAAGTAGACTTAAGTAAAAAACCAGAAAATGAAACCAAAGAAAAAGTTGTTGAAAACGACGCTGACGACGGAGGAGTGGTTGAACTCACTGAAGTTACCGACGCCACACAAGAACAAGAAGAAGTACAGTCGGAAACTGAAACACAAGAAACTCCAACTTTAGAAGAGATAACAGAAGAAGAAGTTGAAGAATTAACTGAGCAAGTTGAAGAAGCAGTCGCTGAAGCGGAGGCTACTGGAAAAGAACTTCCTGAAAATATTCAAAAGCTAATGCAATTCATGGAAGAAACAGGTGGTGATTTAGAAGATTACGTTAAGTTGAATCAAGATTACTCTAAATTAGATAACGATTCTTTACTTAAAGAATATTACAAGCAAACAAAACCTCATCTAGACTCGGATGAAATTGACTTTATGATGGAAGATCAATTTTCTTACGATGAAGATATGGATGATGAAAGGGATATTAAAAGAAAGAAACTAGCTTTAAAGGAGCAAGTTGCTCAAGCAAAGCAACACCTGGACGGTGCAAAGTCCAAATATTATGAAGATATCAAATATGGTTCTAAGCTCACTGGTGAGCAACAGAAAGCAGTTGACTTCTTCAATAGGTACAACAAGGAATCAAAAGAAAAGCAAGAAGTAGCAGAAAAACAACACCGTACGTTTTTAAATAAAACTAATCAAGTGTTCAATAAAAATTTCAAAGGTTTTGAATATAACGTTGG